CTGAACCACTTACTACTTCTTTAGTTGATTCAATACAATAATCACAATAAGCATCAGCTAATTTAATTAATTGATCTTTATCTATATCTCTGTAATTGTTCATAGTTTATTCTCCTTGTCTAGGCTTCGGCATTTTCAGTAATCTTTAATAAGTTAAATAAGTTTTTGAGCATGTCAATGATACAAGCTTTACAATGTAGGTTAGGGTAAGGAAGATCTTTGTATAATTCCCTGTGTACCTGTGCAAGTTCTCGCAGTTGGTAAATGTCCATATTAGACATAAATCCGGCCAGCTTGTAGTTATCCCATACGGGTTGATAATGTTGTATAGTATGTTTCTGCGCTTGTGTCAATTTAATATGATTTGTGTGAAACAAAATTGAAAGTTTAAACCATCAGTAAAGTCAATCCCGTTCTTGTATAAAGTGCAAGAGTAATCATTAAATATCTTAATATAAAATAATATCTCATGATTATCTGTCATAGCTTATTTTCAAGATACCAACCCAATACGGGAGCTATCCCTACAATAATAAATATATTTTCCGGTGAATTGATTAGGCAGTATAATAATGCTACCCAAAACGAAAGGCAAGGAGTACAATCCAAAGGTTTTAAACGATTATATCCTGTCTTATGCTTGATTATATTAACCCATCCGCTAACAGTTGTTATAAAGAAAGCAATGCAGCTAATTGATATTATCTCGAATAAAGTTCTTAACATATTATTCCTTAAGAAAAGTTAATTTAATTATTAAAATAGGAGCTAATAATATAAACCAAACAGATAAAGACAATAAATAAAAAAATAAAAATGAAAAAAATAAGGCTTTTAATCCATTATTATTAATTATCATTGATATTATTTCGAATAAAGTTCTTAACATGATTTATAGTTCTTGATATTGAGTTAAAAGGTATATCTGTTTGTTTACTAAGTTTTCTATAAGATCCTGATTCAATATAAGCCTTAAAAAGCTCCCTATCATACCAATGAAGCTTATTAAGTTGTTTGTTTATCTTATCAATAGTAATATCGATTGAATGATCGTATGTTTCACTGATAATAAAGTCAATATCTTTAGGCCTGTACTTCTTATTGAAAGGACTTGAGTTACTATTAAATTGATTTGTCAATGTCTTAACCAGGAACCATTTATAATAACCTTTGTTGTATATATCTACTAACTTAGTTTCATTATATTCCAAGAGTATTATCATTAACTCTTGAAATAGATCATCTGATAAATTACCTCCGATTTTCTTACAAATCTGCCGGAGTTCCTTGTCCTGGCTTGTTTTTGTAATAATTTCTAAGTGCGTCATCTAATGATTTTAAACTAGTTTCTTTGTCTGCGTGATATAAGTCAACTAAGGCCGCGCCGTCAAATAGCCAGCTTATGCCATCGTTTCTGTCTCTCTTGACGTGCTTATATTTAAAATGTTCCCTTGTGAATGTCATTCGGCTAAATTAATATAATTTTTTTATTAATTACTAATTCTTCAATAATATTATAACTTCTACTGATCAACTCCACCGGCTCCGGCTCTTCTTTGATCTCAATAAAATCATAATCACAAGACTTACCCTGTCTGAACCATACGTTCACGATCTTAAATGTCCTATTGTCTGAAGTACGGAATTGATCTCCTGATATTAGTTTAAAATGGACATTCATTGTCTACTAATTGTTTTTCTGTTGCTAAAATAACTCCTCTTCCTTTGTGATCGTTAATCTTTGTAAACTCATAACCTTTAAAGTCTGCATATTCTTTTACCCATTTTAATAAAGATTTGATATTAAGTTCTTTATAGTTTTTATATTCATTTAAAAAAGAGTTAAAAAGATCGTTATTATAAAGCCTTGTATTTAATTGTAGGTTTCCATCTTCTGCCCAATCAAAGAAATCTTTAGTAGTTGCCTGGATCAATCTTTTAACATCTGCGTTAATGCTAATAGTTTTGTTAAGTCCATTCTTAAGGAATTTCTGAAGGTTATTAATCATATAATTGTCAAATTTATTCCAGTCCTTAAAATCCCATTGATCAAATAACAAACGACCGTATTCATTTAAAGGACTTTTCTTTTGGTTAAAATATTGGAAGAATTCTATTTCATGCCTTCTGCGTTCGTGGGAGCTTCCAACTCCATTAATAACGTAATTAGTTGTAATTATAATTTTTGGTGAACGTTCGAACGGGATAAATATTTCATCTTTGTTTTTTCTGTTAACTGTTATACCCTCGGTAATTAAAGAAAACAACTGCTCAAAGTTAAAATTCTTTTTCACATCGTCAAAGGCTAATATTTGAGTATCAAGGTTTACCCTTTGATAAACAAAGTCTGATTTTTTAGGATCGAATGCCTTACCGTCTATTTTAACGCACTTTCGTATGTAGTTTAGTGCATTTAATACTAAAGACTTTCCGGAACCTCCATTAGGGTTATCGTCAATTTCTTGATCATTAAAAATAATAGATTTTTGGTCTGTTTTGTCTTTAAAGGTATGAAGGCAATAACCTAAAGTAGATTCTAAAGATTCAATTCTTTGAGCATCATTATTACTTACTTTGCTTATAAAGTCTTTAAAGTCGTTGGTGTTATTTTTATCAATAATAAAATCCCTATTTATTATTTGATTCTCCCAAATATAACCGTCAACATCAATGTAGTTTAATAATTCAATATTATCAGCTGTTATCTTAGCAACACCATTTTTATAAGGAATAAAACTAGTTTCTTTAGTATCTGAAAGCATCTTAATATAAATAGAATCAATCATGTTTAAATGTGATTCCTGGAATAGATAAGGGCTTTTACTGCAATAATTCCAAACGTTAATTAAACCTTTGCTAAATAAGAAATCAAGTACAAAATCCTTTATCTGAGTGCTGCTTGAAATATTTACTTTGTTTTCTCTAACCCTTACAAATGTCGGACTTTCTGAAGTTTCAGGATAATATTTATTGAATCCGTTCTTTGTTAAAAAAGAAGCATATTTAAAAGGCTCTATTTGTATTTTTTCGTTTCCGTTCTTATCTGTTTTAATTTCCCAAAATGTGTCATCTGCCTCAATAAGTTGGCTTTTGATTTCATCTATAACCTCATCATTAACATTAAGTTCCTTCTTAATTATTTCTTTAGGTATTCCGGCCTTAATTTTGTTTTTAATATTATTAACTGCTGAATAATCTTCAAAGTATTTAGAATCAAATTGACGTTTACGATAAGCTGATCTTATAGCTATTTTTGCTTCATTTTCGCTAAAATCACCTATAACAATATTATTTAAAATGTAACCTTCTGCGCTTGTTTGATTTATTCCATATTCGCAGAATGCACCAGCAATATTAAATATATAATGATTACGCTCACCTTCTATAAAATCCTTTTGCCAATTGAATTTCATTATTAGATCAATCTTTCTTTGCTCATCATAAAGAATGCATGTTGGGACTTTATCAATATAATTAAATCCTTTATCCTCTTCAATATCCTGGAATAGTTCAGAATTTAAATTTAAATAGATATTAGGATCATAAGACTCAAAACAAACCCGGCTTATATTAATATTTTTATCATCAAAGTAATCTGATTTAATATAATTCTTAAAGGCATTGAATCTGCGTTTGTGTTCGAGCTTATCAGATTTAGGAATCTTAATTAGGGCTTTTAAACCCTCTCCTGAAGGAGAAGTAAACACCATTAGTATATACTTATCAGAAATCAATTTTGATCGTTCCTGATTCATTATTTCAATACTAGGGTACTTGTCAAAATCCAATATACAAAGTCCGGAATGTTCTATAAGTCCATTATCGTTTCGTTCCTGGAATGTTCCATTAAACATAATACCCAATAAAGATTCTTTAGTTTTCTTTATTTGATTTTTATCTGTTGATTGTCTAATTATATTAATCTTAGATATAAGATCAGGATAACCATTTTTAATACGGTTATAAACTTCTAATAGTTTAAGATTATAGGGAGTTTCTTTAGATCCATATAAGTTTTTAAATATGGAAATAATGGGATTGAAGTTAGTCATATATAAATTAAAATAAGGTAGGATTTATAATATTTAATTTTGTTTTTGCATATCCTAATTCCTTGATTTCATCAATTTGTTTTTTGTTTTCTTCAATCCATTTTGAAGCTAATAAATAAAAATCTTTTTTTATTTCAAAACCATGTGATTTTCTTTCTAAATTATCAGCAGCTATTAAACTACTTCCAGACCCAGCACATGGATCAATAACAACATCTCCTTTATCTGTAAATAATTCTATTAATTTTTCTAATAATTTCACTGGTTTTTGCGTTGGATGTATTTTTTCGCTTTCATTATCTCTTGGCCAATCAAAACAATTAAAAATCATTTTTCCTTTATTATTAAATTTTGGAAGTTTTTCTCTATATAATAATAATCCATATTCGCAATTACCTACTACTTTCATATTAGCTTTTAAAACTTGTGCAGAAAAGTTTTTTCTAAATACTAAATTAATATAATTATTTAATCCGTGTTTTTTAGCTAAATCAATTAAATACATTTGTTGATCAAATGCGCAAAATATAATCATGCAAGGTGATTGCCCTTTTTCTTTTGGTTCTTTTTTTAACATAGTGGAGCAAAAATGCATAAATTCAGCCGGTCTAAAATCATTATCAGTATCAAAAAAAGATTTACCAGCCAATTTACTTTCTCCATTTTTATTATCACCATCTTCATACCAGGCCGGATTTGAAGCATAAGCATTAACTCCTAAATTATATGGAATATCTGCAATTATTAATTGTGCCTTTGGCAAATTATAACTTTTAAAATTTTGGAAATGATCTCTAATAAGCATAATAATAAAATTAAATAAAAAAGCCTTACTAAACTTGTGTAGGCTCTCACATCTACACGCATTTAATAAGGCTAATACCTTTAGTTACTATATTGTGAGAGCGTAACTGTAATGCAAATATATAAATAATAATTTAAAATAACAATACTATTTAAAAAAATAGTTTAAAACGCGACGGAAAATTTAAAAGCGCGACGGAAAACAACTAAGCGCGACGATAATTTAATTTATCGTGTCTTGTAACTTCTTGATTATCAGCTCCGCGACGATATGACGGAAAATATTCAAAAAAAACGGGTACCCCCTGTAAATTTTCAACTCTGTTTAAAACGTCTAATAAGGATTTGCGTTTTGCGTCGCGGAGCTGATTATCAACAAGTTACGCGTGACGGTAATTTTTACTCTAAATTTTCAAGGTGATATAAAACTTCTTCCCAATAGATAAGTCCTGGGCATCTGCCATAATTACCCTCCCATTCTCGCTCGTGATATTTAATAAATTCGTTAATAGTTACTCTAGCTACATTCTTTGAAAGGTTGTTAACTAGTGGTGAATTGCCCTCTAAATAAAGTATCTTATAGGCATTGTCATGTAGTTGTTTTGCTTTGTCTTCAGGTCTCATTTGAATAGATTTAATTGGTTAGTATGATTATTTATTCTCTGCATTGCTTTATCAAAGTATTCTTTGTCAAGTTCGCACGCTGTTAAATCAAATCCATAATCATGGCAAGCTATGGCAATTGAACCTGAACCTAAATGTGTATCAAGTATTTTATCTCCAGGCTTGGCGTATTTATCAAGAATCCATTTGTAAAGAGCGACTGGCTTTTGTGTTGGGTGAATACGTTCAGGTTGATTAGGTGATTTTTTATATATTCTTGTACCGCCTTTATATACCCAAGCATATTCACACTCAGCAAAATCTCTCCCATACATTGTTTCACCTTTATCCCAAATAATAAAATATCTACTAATAGGAAGATTAAAATAATTACCTCCCCAAATTATTTGATTTTTTGAAATTCTAAATAATTCTTCAAAGTATTGTTTATTTGGTATTTCATTATCCCAATTTTTATTTTTATTTGGTTTAATATTTTTTCTTCCTCCCATACATTCATTAGTTATATTTATCCCATACGGCGGATCCACAATAGCAAGCTCAAAATATTTATCAGGATATCTAGCCATTAACTCCATATTATCCTCGTTTGTTATTGTCATAATGTTTGGAAAAAGTTATAAAATGTTTCAAAATCCTTAGCTATGTAATAAATACCGCCTGATCTTTCAATAGTTAATTGATAGTCTTTTTGTGCTTCGCTTTGCCTATCCTTACCGAATTTTACTTCTATCTTAACTGACTTTCCTTTGATTGTCGCGCTAATGTCGGCAGTGCCATTTGTTCCCGTCCCTGGTATGTATTGACCGGATCCGACTTGTATTTGTTGCCCTTGGATATTCTTGAATTTTTTTGTGTTGTCTACATACCGGCCTGTATTACTTATTCTTTCGGCTTGGTAACCCATTAATTCGATATATTTTATAATAGCTTTAGTCAAATTGTTTGCTGAACTATCGCTAAATTTAGGCTTTGGGATTGTATGTCTTGGCATTGTTGAAATGGCACACAATCTCTCGAATGCCATTTCATTAAGTATCTGCAATGCCTTCATACTAGAAAGGTAAATCATCAGGAAAACCAACTGAAGCAGCTATATTGTTGCTCATTGTTTCGCTTATCGAAGCAACTGGCTTAACATAAGGCTCCTGGAATGATGCACTAAAGTATTTTACTCCTTGTTTAGATTCTTTAAGCCAAAGTGAAATTTCAAGCTCTTTGCCTTCTACATTTACCTTACCTCTGTAATCCGGTTGTGTATCTTTAGTCTTGTTGTTGTTTTTAAAGATAGCTCCTGTGTTTTGTTTAGTTTCCATAGTTTTAGTTTGTTAGTCTTTAATAAATACTCCGTTAATTGTTTTTCCTGTTCTAAATTTAATTTGATCGTAAGCACTAGCTAAAGCGTTTCCATAGTCAATACCAAGTTGTTTAGAAAGTATGATTAAAACCACTTGAATGTCGCCTATTGCGTCTATTTGATCTGTTTTATTATTCTTTGCAATTGCTCCGGCAAGCTCTCCAACTTCCTCTGTTAGCTTTAGCATCTGTTTTGTGGCGTTGTCAGTGATTAATATTCCGCGTTCTTTTGCCCATTCTAAAACCTTTTCGTTAATAGTCATGATCTTTTATATTTATATTGTTAAAATTAATGTCTATATGTTTACATAATTTATATAAACTAAATTTAATATTTTTTACTGAATTAAATTCATCATTATTATTTAAATCATTTATAGCTTTCATAAGTTTTAAAACTTCATCTGATAAGTTAGCCATTTCTTGTATCGCAAAAAATTGACTAATTATATTTCTTTCTTTTTTTTCAGCATCCATAATATTGAGTCCTTTGTTTAATTGATTTAATTTTTTCTAAATAAAGTATAGCGTCCATTAACTCCTCTTGTAAATGATTGATAAAGTCATCATTATTATTCTCTTCTAATGTCGTGCCATACTTTCTGATCCCTATTTCAGAGCGTTGCTCGAATTTCTTAATTACTTGTTGTACTATCTTGTCCTTTTTCATTTTGTTTAATTATTTTATCCATTTCGTCTCTTAAGTAATCGCAAACTTCGTGTATTGCGTCTGTTAGGTTGTCAAAGAATATTTCATCTTGTGGACTATTTTTATTCCTTATT